GGTAGGTAGTACTGTCATAAGGATAGAAGGTAATCCATTTCCAGATGGTAAACTACCATTCATAGTAGCTCCATTCAATAGTGTACCATTTAGTTTATTTGGTGAGAGTAACATGGAGATGATAGGAGATAACCAGAAGGTTAAGACTGCTATACTCCGTGGTATCATAGATAATATGGCTCAATCTACTAATGGTCAGAAAGGTGTTAAGAAAGGTGCTCTAGATACTATAAATAGAAAGAAGTTTCTAGGTGGAGAGAACTTCGAGTTTAATAATAGTCCAGCAGATTTCTGGGATGGTAGTTTCAATCAGATACCAGGTAGTGCTTTTGATATGTTTGGGCTAATGAATAATGATATAGAATCATTAACAGGGGTTAAGAGCTTTAGTGGTGGAATAACTGGAGCTAGTTTAGGTAGTACAGCTACAGGTGTAAGAGGAGCTATGGATGCTACTAGTACTAGAAGACTCAATATAGTTAGAAGTATAGCAGAGAATCTAGTTAAACCTTTGATTAGAAAATGGATGGCTTATAATGTAGAGTTCCTAGATGCTTCAGATATACAGAGAATTACTAATGAAGAAGTAGTTCCAGGTCATGAAGACAATAAGAGTGGTACATTAGATATAGAAATTAGTGTAAGTACTGCAGAAGATAATGCAGCTAAATCTCAAGAACTAAGCTTCATGCTGCAGACTATGGGACAATCATTACCAGAAGAGGTAACTACATTCCTACTAGCTGAACACCTTAGATTAAGTAAGATGCCAGACCAAGCTAAGAAGCTAGAAGAGTTGCAGAAGAATAAACAACCAGATCCAGTACAGCAAGAGATTCAGCAATTACAACTAGAGTTATTAAGAGCTCAAGTATTTAATGAACAAGCTAAAGGTCAAGAGAATGCAGTGGATGTAGATCTTAAGAAAGCTAAGACTGCTGTAGAGCAGGCTAAGGCTAGAAATGTCCATAGTAAGTCAGATATGGAAGACTTATCATTCTTAGAGAAAGAGAGTGGTGTAGACCATAATAAAGAGATAGAGAAGAAAGATCATGATGCTATGTCTAAGATGAACATAGAAGCTATGAAACAATCTTCTAAAAGGGGTATGTAGTTATGCCAGAGATACAATTAGTGTTAACTTCAGCGGGCACTTCATACGGGCTGAAAGAGAAGTAACGTAAGTATAAGTATATGATATATTAAAATTCTATGATATACTTTCATTACAACTCCAGAACTGAAGAGTATAAAAGCTGAATCTATAGACAATTGATAAGGGGTCCTTTATGACTAAAGACAAACCGAATACCAACCTAAGAGAAAATGCAGAACTAACAGTTAGCTTGTATGATTCCCTAGAGAGACTAAGTAACAATGCAGATTATAAGAATCTGATTGAGTATGGATTTATGGAGTTATATGCCTTAAACCAAGTAAGTTTGTTAGCATCACCTGGTACTGATAGAGCAGGTATCTATTCTGATCTACATGGTATTAGTGTATTACAAAACTTTCTATTAGTTATAGAGAGACTTGGAGAGGGAGCTAAAGCTTCACTAGCTGAAGGGTTAGAGGCTGAATTAGAAGATTCAGTGGAGTAACATTATGACTGAAGATATGATGACTATGACACCAGAAGAAGAGGCTCTATGGAGAGCTTCTGATGAAGAGGTAGAGAATAAAGCCTATGATACTAATGCTGTATTTGATAAAGCTGAAGCGGAACAACCTAGCAATGTACAAGAAGAAGAGCCTACTGAAGAGGATAATGAAGATCCTGTGGAAGAAGATAACTCTGAACTTGTAAGTGATGAAGACTCCGATGATGGTAAAGCTAAAGAAGAAGTTAAAGAAGAGGAATCTGCTGATGAAGTAGAAGAACCAGAAGCTAAGACAGAAGAAGAAGCTAAAGCAGAATCAGGTCTAAGACCAGTTCGTGCTAATGGTGTAGATATACCAGTTAAGAGTATGGATGAAGTTTACCAAATGGCTTCTATGGGTGCTGACTATAAAAGGAAGATGGCTGATATAGCTCCTTTCAGACGTAGTATAAGTGCTATGAAAGAGAATGGGTTAACAGAGTCTGATATTAACACTTTAATAGATATGAAGAAAGGCAGTAAAGAAGCCTTACAATCATTCGTTAAAGGGTTAGGAGTTGATCCTCTGGATATAGACACAGATACTGATAATACCTATGTACCTAACTCTCATGGTGTAGATGAAACTACTAATGAGATTAGAGATATAGTAGATGTTATTAGTAAAGATGCTGAGTATACTATGACTCAAGATGTTGTAGATAATCAGTGGGATAGTGAGAGTAGGAAAATACTTGCTGAAAATCCTCAGATGATTAAAGGTTTACATGAAGAGATCAAGAAAGGTGTATATGCTAAAGTAGCACCAGAAGCTCTTAGAATGGAAATCTTAGATAATGGGAAAAGAAGTAAGTTAGATTATTACCTAGCCGCAGAGAAGCTGTATTATGAAGCAGAAGCTAATAAGAATACATCTAATAAAGTAGTACAAGAAACTCAACGTCAGAATATAGCACAGAAGAAAAGAGCTGCAGCTCCTACTCAAAGTAGAGCTACGTCTAAACAGACAACAGAACCAGACTTTGTGAATATGTCAGATAATGAGTATGAAGAGTTCTATAATAAAGTGATGCGTAACTAGTGTTAACTTATAAGGAGTCTTAAATGGCTGGAGAAATGATTTACGGAAATGGTACAACAACTGCTACTACTGGAGCAAATACAACTACTCATCATTATGATAGAGCTGGTGTAAAGGCTGCAACAGCAGATTTAATTTATTCAGCATTTGCTGATAGTAAGAGTATGCCACAGAAATATGGTAAGACTTTCAAGATTAGTATGTTCCAACAAATATTAGATGGTGCTGGTGTACTAGATAAAGGTTTGGATGCTTCTGGTAATCCTACATATGGTAACCTATATGGTTCAAGTAGAGATTTAGGTGATATCACTGCTGGTCTTCCAGTATTAGGTGAAGGTGCTTCTGAAGTCAATAGAGTTGTAGTTACAAAGAAAACTGGTGAAGTAACATTCAACAGATTTGGTCTACATTTAGCTTATACTGATGAAATTGATTTGTTTTCTGAAGATAGAACTCAAATGATTTATCGTGAAATGTTAGGTGATGCAGCTGCTCAGGTTAATGAAGATTTAATCCAGAGAGATATGTTGTCTGGTACAAATGTATTCTATGTTGGTTCTGCTACTAGTAGAATTACTGTTGGTGCTGATACAACTGATGTAGCGGGTGCTGATGATGCTGATTCTCTAATTAGCTATGATGACACTCGTAAGATTGTTGCTACTCTAGTATCTAATCGTGCTAAAAAGTTTACATCAATTATAACTGGTTCAACTAAGATTGATACTAAAACTATCAATGCATCTTATGTTGGTATTATTGGGCCTGAAGTTAAGTTTGACTTACAAGGTGTAGCTGATACATTTAGTAGACCAGCATGGATTCCAGTTAATCAGTATGGTTCAGCTGCTACATTGATGCCTCATGAAGTAGGTGCTATCAATGAACTTAGATTTGTTGAGACAGAACGTGCTCAGAAGTTTGTAGCTAAAGGTGCAGTAGTTCCTACATCATATACTGGTACATTAGCTCATGGTACTGTTGCTGCTACAGGTGGTGGCTATACAGCTGGTGAAGTACGTTTCAATGTATATCCAATTCTTTGTCCTACTCAAGGAGCATTTGCTACTGTAGGTTTACAAGGTTGGGGTAAGATGAAATTCAATGCTAAGGCTCCTGGTCAAGTATCTGATACTGATAAGTATGGTACAAGAGGATTCTTCTCAGTAAACTGGTTCTATGCAGGTATAATCTTAGATGAGTCTAAGTTACTACGTGTTGAAACAGCTGCTACTGATATTGGTATTGGTGCTTATGGCTCAGGTGGAATTAACACTAACGGACCTAAGACAATGTAAGGTGTCCCTTCGGGGACTAATACTTGAGAGCTTATGGCTCTCTACTACTCAATAATTTTAAGGATATGATATGACAAGAGAAGAAATGAAGGCTGAGCTAACATCTCTCAATATAGAGTTTAAAGATAATGCACCAACAGCCAAGCTAGAAGAATTACTAGGAATTACTGTAGAACCAATAGTTGAAGAACGTACTAACTTACGTGTTGCTGTACCTGTTAATGATAAAGCAACTAAAAGAGCTAATATTATTAAGTCTGCTAGAAAACGTAGTCTAGTTGTAGTATATAATAATGATAAACGTAATTCAGAAGATACTGAATGTTTCTCTAGTGTACGTAATAGCTATTTTGGTGATGCTAAGGTTATTCCTATTGGTGTAGAATGGTGGGTTGCACAGATGCATATAGATAATCTTAAAAGTGTTGAATATACTTCATTCATAAAAGATAAAGAAGGTAATGCTTCAGCTAAGTCAGCTAAGAAGTATACTATAGATATACTGGATACTGATGAAGAAGCTTACAAAGCTAAACTAGAAAAGAAGAATAAATCATAGTTTATACAGAGTCTATCTAGGTAGATTCTGATATAATCTATAAAATATAATAGGGGTA